GCAAAACAACTAGGTCTTAAGGTAAGGTGGGGAGGAGATTGGGATTCTGACGGAGATGTTAAAGACAATGGCTTTGATGATTTAGTTCACATAGAGATAAGAGACTAATGCCTAAAAAATTCTTAAATATTGATGACTTTAGTAAAGGAATTAATAATGTCAAAAACAGAAGAGATTTAAGAGTTGGAGAGGCTTCTGCATTAACTAATTTTGATATTGGCAATAGGGGGGAGTTAAAACCATTAGGTTACTTTCATGAAGCAACTAATGCATCTGCAGTAGCTATTGGTGGAACTAATGTAGATGTTGTTACAGCCTCAGTTAATCCCGGATATGGATTGCATTATTTTGAATATGATACAGAAACTGGTACTGCTGGTTTTTCTATAGCTGGAACAGATGTTAGCGGTGATATTACAATAGGAGCTGGGGGTGTTAGCTTAGGAGCTTCTGATGGTACTGACAGTAATTACCTCATAGGTTTTATATCTTCTGAATTTACACAGACTGTTAATATCACTAGTGGAGACGCTACAGTTACTCATACAGCAAATTCTAGAATTGTAAGAGGGTTACCAGTATCGGGTACTGGCATACCAAGTGGTGCAACTATAAACAGTATTACCAATTCAACTACATTTGAATTAAGTGCAAATGCAACTGCTAGTTCTAGCCCTATTTGTACATTTACAGACACTCAACCAGCAACTCAATTAAATGTAGAAAATTCAAATTGGATTGCTATAAGTGCGGCTACTGATTTTTTAACAAATTCTTCAAATAGTTTTTTAAAAAGCATTACTAATTCTGATTTTCCTGTAAAAGTTGTAATAACAGGAACTGCTCTTAATAATGGAACTTATAATATACTCTCAGTTCATGGTGGGGGTTATACAGGAAGTGGAGTTGCTGATTTTATTGGGTATTATGGTTCTGGTCATTCAATTAAAGCCAAGTCCACTCTTTCGTCTTTTCCTTTAGTGATGCAAATTGCAGAAGACTTAACTCACGAAACTATAGCTGCTGCAACTACAGTTAATTTTAAAAGGTCTGGTGGCTATACTCCAGATGTTGCATTGTTATTAGGAAATACAGACGATAGTAAAGTTGATGTTTTTCATGCAACAACCGACACTTGGGCTACTGACGTAATTGATTTAGAATCTATAGTTACTTCTGGCTCTTATCCAGAGTGGGTATTTTATTCTGCCAACTCAGCCGTTAGAATTGCAGACGCAAACAAACTTAATATATCTATTCCTAAATGGTATGGATATATAAAAAGAGACCAATTTACTGCAAAAATATCAAACAAAGCATCTGGAACAGTATATGCATTTGTATCTAGGTCTATACCTTCCGGTTTATATGTTGAGAATAATAATTTAGAAGCCCCATCTTCTGGGGATTTTATAGCTGCTGGTTCTGTAAACGGAACAAATGAATATAATATGACCGCTGGAAAAGGCTGGTCTGTATCTGTTACTGAATCTACTGATGAGGGGACTTGGGAAGCTTTAACTTATGAGTTTGCAACTACTTTTATATATGATGGAAACCAAGAATCGTTAATAAATGAGTTGTCTACTACGTTTACAGCAACAGGATTAAAAAAGTTTCTTATTAATGTTTACGCTTATTACGATAAAGACACAGAAGCTTTTTATGCCAATAGAATTTCTGGGGGTAGGGTTTATATTAGGGAAAGTGGAACAAGCGATGATTGGACTTTGTTAGCAGACATTGATATTAGAAGAGGGGTAAGAACTTCTTTGCTTGGAGCACATGATAGATGGGTATTAGATGGAGCTACTGGGGCTAAAAATCTTTCGGCTCAAAAATTTAGAGTAACTATTCCTACGAATACTACTACTGGAAACAGAGCTTCTCAATACTGGATGCTTTCAAAAACAGAACCTAGTTTAGAAACGTATACAGCATTAAATGGATTTGACCAGTCTGCCACACAACTTTCATTTGGAATAGAAGGTTCTAGCTACTCAACCGCAATCGTTGCAAATAGAAGAGCGTTTGTAGCTAATGTCAAATATAACTCTGGAGATACTGGAGGGTTTGCTCCTTCTGGGCCGGGTGCAGATGCAGGATATGGAAGATTTGCTTCTGAGTTTGTTAATTATGGCGATAGGATTATGTTTAGTGAAATAGGGAGGTATGATACTTTCCCTAATTTTAATTATATTGAAGCGTCAAAAGGAGATTCTGAAAGCTATATAAGATTAGAAAGTTTTGCAGATAGGTTATTAGCATTTAAACAAAGGACAATGCAAGTTATTAATATATCATCATCGTCTCCAAACAATTGGTTTGTTGAAGATACTGTATACTCAGCAGGAGTTTTATACCCTTATTCAGTTGCAAAAGGAACAAGAGGAATAATTTGGGCAAATACTAATGGTGTTTATATTTATAATGGAAATTCAGTTGCTATGGTTAGTGAAGGAAAAATAAGTGACTCGGACTGGCTTACTTTTTCAGATGGAAAACAATTATCTGTTGGTTATATAGGGGGTTCAGACCAAGTATTAATTATACAAGATGTAGACAGTACACAAGAAGCTTATTTGTATGATATAAGAGCAAATGCTTTTACTTTTGCAGACAACATAGACCCAAACTCAGCCACATTAACAGAGCCTCCGTTTACTAATTTTGTAAATGATAGCTCTGGGAATCTTATTATGGGGTATGATGTTGAAGGTACTTCACTAGGTTCTACAGGAGCTAACGATGTTCATTTTACTAGGTGGGTTAATGATATAGGAACGCATAAAGTATATTTATTAGAAACTCCAGATTTTGATTTAGGTAGCCCAGCATTGATAAAAAAGTTTTATAAGATATATATTACCTATCAACATACAGATTCTAATGCAATACCAGCTACGAGAGTATTTTATCAAATTAATCAAAATGGAAACTGGTTGGCTATGGATGTGTCTAATTCAACAACAAATGGATTTCCACAAAAAAATGGAGTGTACGGACTAAGTGTTTTTGCCCCTTCAAGTATAGTATCATTCCAAAGTATTGCTTTTAAATTAGATTTTAATTTAGATAATGCAACTAAATTTTATGTTAACGATATTCAAATTGAATACAGAGTAATAAATAAAAGAGGCGGTTAATGAGTAGAGAGATAAGAAATTTAGTCAACTCATCTAACCAAGAAGCAAGTCTTGAAGTCGGGGTAGGGCGTGTTTTACCAGAAGGTGGTAGTTCAGTTAACTTAGAAGAGGGAAGACTTGTAATTAAAAGGAAATATAACAATCTTATATACAAATCTTTTATGTCTCGTGATGGCAATGAAATTGTTGATAAAAACCTCGATGTTATTGGAAGAATAAAATCAAGAATTACTTTAAAAGATTTAATATTTGATAAAGGCCCAGACCTTGAAATATCTAGTGATGCAATCACAGTTACTCATTCATTTCACGATGTTGATGTAAGCGGAGGTTCTGCATCTACCGATGATTTAGAATCTATAAACGGTGGAACTAATGGGCAAATACTTATCTTACAAGCAAAGCACGGTAGTAGAACAATAGTAATAAAAAACGCAGTAGATAATATCCATGTCAAAGGGGGTTCCGATTTTAGTTTAGACTCTAGCAATGATGTAGCTGTTTGTATTAAGCTAGGTGGCGATTGGTATGTTATTATAGCAGAAAGTTTTTAGCGAATTAAAGGATATAATTATGTCATATGATAAAGGTAAAACAATAAAAGAATATATGCAAGGTGGCTATGCCCAACCTATGAAGTATGCTAATGGTGGTTATATCCCCGGAGTATCTAATGCTTTATACAGGACTGGTCTTAGTAGAAGAGTAGGGATAGCGCAAGATGAACAAAGAGAACAAGCTAAGGCTTTAGCAAAACATGGAAGGTTTAGAAATAATGTGCTTGGTGCATTTAAAAAAGCTGGTACAATGGCGTCGCTGGCTCTTGCTCCAGTAACTGGAGGGGGGAGCTTTGCAATAAAGGGTGGGATTGATGCTTTAACTAATCTTGCTGGAGAAAAAACTGCAGAGTTATTTGGGAGTAAAGAATATAAAAAAGTAGGCGAAGAATCATCTACGGGATTATTAGATACTGGATTTAAAACGTTAGGAGATATAAGAAAAGAATTTCAAACAGGTTCTGTTGGTAGGGCATTAGCTTCTGGTTTTGATACTGCTTTAAAAGCCGGTGGTGGAGATTATATGAAAGCACACGGATTAAGTATGTTTGGTAAAGGTTTGTCAAAATTAGGTATAGACCCTAATAAAATTATGGGTGGTGCTCCTCCTGTAACTCCAGAGCTTCTTGATGCATCTCCATATACAGACCGACTTATGGCTAATGTT